GGAGATGTGTTTTGAAACTTAATAGCTATATATTTACCTGTGGCTCTAGCATCTACCTTATTCTGTGTATCAGGGTTTATGCTTTGTTGTGTTTTGTAAGTATATGTACCATCAGGGGTCATAGAACTTCCTACAAATACTTCAGCAGAACCTGTGCTAGAAAATCTTGGGGTAATCTTTCTTACTTGTTTTACAGTGTTAGTGTTGCCATCAAGGGTTAATCCTTTTCTCTCCAAGATCATAGTAAAATCAGCTCCTGCAAAATCAAATCCATTATCTCCCCTATAGAGTTTAGTATCTCCTGTGCTAGACATTAATATGCTAGTTTCTGTAGGATTATAGTTTCTTTGCCCCCAGTTTTCTGTTGTACTGTAGGCTTCCCAACTTTGTGATTGACCTGACCATACAACTGCTGATGCACCTGGATTTACTATTCCTGTTGCTATGTGTAAAATATCAGGTAAATCTCTAAAACTAAAAGCATTTGACTCGTAATTCCATATTAATGCTTTATTGCAATAAGTAGAGCCTACTGTTGGATAAGATACCCATATTTCATTTTTTTGTTTATTATGTGTTACAAATATGTTTGCATAATTAGTGCTGTCTATTTCTTCAAACAATGTTCTTTTAATTACATTAGAAGCTACTGATTGTTTAGATACTCCGTTATGAACAATAAGATCGCCATTGGTTACTACAAAGTGTTTACCATTAAATTCTGCTACACAGTTTCTTGATAAAACTCCTGAATCATCAAATAGTTTTTTAATGTCAAATACTAAATTACCACCAGTAAAGGTCATAATGTATGTAGTGTTTTCCTTATATATTATAAAAGATTGTTTAAGTGGAAACCCATCTACAATAAATTCACCTGCATCGCCTACTGTTGCTGAACCTGCATCGTTTGTACTAGATGCTGTCCAAGAACTAGGTAGTGTAAGGTTTTCTGCTGCATCTCCCCATCTAACCTTGTTAGGTAAATTAACAGAAGATTCAGTCATGTTTAAAGCTATTAAATAATTACCAAAAGGTCTTATTACTTTGCAAGTTGTACTTGCTGGCCAGTTGGTTAAATCTGTAAATGCACTAGCACCTGTTGTAGCTAAACATTGTGGATCATCTACTCCGTTGTTTAAAATAGCTAATCCATTAAATATAGAACCAGTCCAGTTGCCTGAAGCTGTTAAGTTAGTAGAATAATCTCCACCTGATGCTCTTGTAAAATCACTATGGCTAGACCCATCGTATCTATATATTTTAGCCGAACCAGCATAAAACCAATAGTTATTAGCACCTGTAGACCAATTTAAAGCAAAATAAGGAGCTACTGTAGGTGTTCCAAATACTTGGTCTTGTCCTAATACTTTCTTAGCTGCATTATCTTCAAACCTAGCATTTTGTGTATGTGAAAAAAACTCATTAGGTAATGCTGTGTTATTTGTATCTTTAATCATTCCTTTCGGATTTAATACTTGAAGGGTTGCCATTATGCAGTTCTTCTCCACATATATGCAACAATGTATGGTTGAACATTATTGTGTGCACCACCACCTCCTGTTGAGGTTGTAGTAAAACTAGAAGTTCCTGATGTATTACCTTCTGATAAATTATTATTATCAGTATCACTTGTACTCATTGTTACATCATGAGTATGAGCTGGCATTTCAGCAATGGTTAATGTATGCGTTTTAGAACCACCAGTTTCTTGTGCTGTATCAAAATCACTGTCTGCTGCGTTTAAACCCACTATAACTCTACCTTCTCCAAAAGCTGCCCAAGTACCAAAACCTAATAGCGTACCTGGATTAGTAGCTACTGCTGCATTTATATAAATAGAACCTACTGGATATACAGCTTGTAATGTTGTAGCTGTGTTAGATCCTATAGTTAATGTACCTGATATAGTTAAATTTCTAATACCTGTTGAGTCTTTACTAGCATCTACTGTTACTGCTTTAGATGCTTCTGCTGTGCCAAGTGTAGTTATATCTACATAATTTAATTCTGTCGTATTTGCTGTAACGCCATCTAGTAAATTTAATTCTGTGTGTGTTGCTGATACTGCCCCAGTAATACTAGGAAAGGTTGCTTTAACTGTAGATTTTACCAGTCTTATATGGTCATCACCCTCATTAACTGGATCACCAGCTACTGGGTTTGAGCTATTTAAGTCTGATATATATGTTCCTGTTTCTAATCCCATTTAATTTTCTCCTATATTGCTAGTGCTATCGTTCCGTTAGTACCTACCATTGGCATTTCAGCAAAAGCTAAATAATAATAAACTACATTTTCACTGTTGCAAAAACTAGATGTTGTTGCACATCTAAATCCATTACTTTCAAATTCAATGTTTGCACTTGTTTGAGAAGTATTACTACTATATCTTACATTCCTTGTTCTTTTGCCACCAACACCATAACCTGTTAAACCTGATATTTTTGCACACCAATCATCTCCTGTTGTTGTCGAATGAATCAATACATATTTTGGTCTAAAACCACAATATACTTTAGTTCCCCTAGCATTACCTGTGCCTGAATAGAATCCAACTTTACTAAACCCTTGCACTTCTGCAAAACAATATGCAATATGTGCTTGAGTATTACCACTTACCATATTACTACTACCAACACTAAATACTGTTGAAGTTGGTGCAGTATCATTCCATTTATCTGTTCCTGTTTGTAAATTTGAACCACCATTTGCAAATTGACTATTATATGTTTCAGGAGCTGATAAATTAACTTTACTCATATTTAATATTACACCTCTATCAGCTATTGCTGTATTTTTTACAAAAATAGCTTTAGGAGCAACGCCTAAACCATGACCTACTGTTGTAGCAGCTCCCCCACCTGTGTAAGTTACAATAGAAAATCCAGCTGTAGTATTTGCTTGTACAACAGATGCAGTAGCACCATCTGAATTAGCTGATGTCGTTCCACCATTTGCTTTCCAACAAGCTCCTACATAACTATCACTTGCATCATTCGTGTTTGCTAAATTTCCAGTCAAAGTAAATCCATCTGAAGTATAACTTGCTACATAATTAGTAGTATCGTTTGCATTGTTGCCACTAGGAATCCAATTAAATCCTATGCCTTTACTAGAGTCGTTAAAAACTGGGTGTCCTGAACCACTATAGTTTTTAATCCAAAGAGCATCAGGTTTAAAACCCATGCCAGTAATTGTTGTTGTACTATCACTTCCTGTCCATGTAGGGCAGTCAAAGTGATCTGATGATTTTGCTATTGTTGTGAATGCCATGTTATTTTCCTATCCATAATCTTTAATGTTTTTTGTGCAGATTGCATAGAACCCACTTGGAACTGCATATTCAAATGCTCCTATACTACCACCATCTGCATTAGCTGATGCTACAGCTGTTGTTCCAAATCTGCCTTCCCCAAAATTACAAAACATATATTTATTTGTATCATCTGCTGCATTAACTACGCCTGTAATATTGATTCCCCAAAAATCATCGCCTTTAGCAAAAGATAATCCAGCATTATTGCCGTTAGCTGGGTCGCCTACATTAGATGTGCCAGGTGCATTAAACCATGTGCCATTTTTACCAAACCATATTTTAGAAGTAGCTGCTGATAAATCTACTGCTACCATAATAATATCGTTAGCACTTGCCGTAGAACCATAGTTTACTGTGCCACCACCACCATCATCTATAATGTTTGGTGTGCTGGTCATGGGTTGATAGGTAATACCCTCACAACCATTACTAGCTGTTTCCTTACCTACGATTGCATTAGAACCCTCGTTTCTCCATCTTCTTTGTGCATGAGTACCATTTTTTGCAATAGATATAGTAGCTCCATCTGACGATGTTCTATCGGTTTCTACTTTGACTTCAAAATACCATTTTCCATTTTTTACCATTTGAGTAGATGCACACCCTCTAGCATTTGTTGATGTTCCTAGAAAAGAAGTACCAGCATAATGAATATTAGAAGCTGCATATGCTTGGTTAGCATCTAATGTGCAAAACAAATTACTAGGCGTTGATACAGATTGTTTTAAACTTCCAACAACTGTAAAATCATTTGACTCTCCTGATGAATCTGTGCCTAATGCCCCACTATTTTCAAACTTTAAAAATGCAGAATTATCTGCTGAATAAGTAACAGAAGGTGTTAAGATCGGTTTCCATTCTCCTGTAGTAGAATCAGTTTCTGCAAATACTGTTGGAGCATATGACTGTCCTTCTACTATATGAACATGAGCTAAGTTTCCATTCCAAAAGTTTTGTGATGATGAGCTATGTCTTGCACCAATAAGTGTTGCATTACCACTTTTAAATACACCTGTATCTGTATTTTGATTTGGTGTTGTTGAATACGCCCATGATGTTATCTGCTCACCATTTATATATATTCTGATTCTATCTCCAGCAGTAGATTGTGTAGTATCTACTCTCAAAACAATATGAAAAAATGAGGTTTGGTCTAACATTTTTCTATTAGATTGATAATTAGTTACTAAAGAACTGCTTGTTAAGTTAATAAATTTTATAAGACCATCTGCTTCTATAGATAAACTTCCATAGTTAGCTCCATCATCTTCAACATCACTACCGAAAATTGTTTTAGAACCATCTGTATTACCAATCTTACACCATGCTGACACTGTGTAAGTTCTTTGATTACCTGATGATGATACTGCTCTTTTTAAATATGAATCTGCCATTAGTTAAATTGTCCTGAATTATTCATTCCTACTGAAATGGTTATGCTAAATGCCCTGTCTGCTGTTTGTGATTCAGCATCTGTTGCCCTAAGTGTAAAGTTATAAGTCGTTTCACTTGTTGGGCTAGGAGCTGTTCCTGTTATTGCTCCAGTCGATGAGTTAAGCGATAAATTCATAGTACTTGCAGGTGTGTTTGAGTTGCTTGTCAAAACACTTGTGGTTTCTGAAAAAGCAATCGTGCTATCACCTGATGCTGCAACTGACAAACTAACACTGTTACCTGCTGCTATAGTTCCAAGACTTCCTGCTGCTGTTGTCCATGTAGGTGCATCTGATACTGTAAGTAATGCTGATGAACTACGAGCTGCCAAACCATCAGGGTTCTCAACTCTTATAAAATATGTGCCATCTGTACCAATCGTAAAGTTTGCAACTACTGTTGTTGCATTGGTAAACGAAACCGAGTTTGGAGTAAAGATTGCTCCTGTAGAACTTATAGCTTCTACATGACACCCTGTTACATAATTTGTTCCTGTTAAAGTTATTGAAGTAGCATCATTCGTAATTGTGCTTGGACTTATACTGCTCACAGTTGGAAATGTAACTGTTGAAGCTGTTGCTGCATAACTTGGGATTCCACCAGATACTGTTAATACTTGCCCTGCACTTCCTATTGCAAGTTTTGCAAGTGTACCTGAAGCAGAAGCATAAATTAAATCTCCTGTAGTATAAGATGTAATGTTTGTACCACCACTAGCAACAGCTAATGTTGCAGATAAACTTGCAGCAGAACCACTTGTATTTTGATTACCTGCTGTATTTACTCCTGGTAAATCTATGTTTGCTGATCCATTGAACGAAACACCACCAATGTTTCTTGCTGTTTCTAAAACAGTAGCATCTGCTGCTGTTCCTGATGTATTTTGATTTCCTGCTGTATTAACGCCAGGTAGATCAATATTACCTGTGCCATCAAAAGATACGCCACCAATATTTCGTGCAGTTGCTAAAGCTGTTGCAGTTGCTGCATTTCCTGTGGTTGATCCTGATGTGCCTGAAGTATTACCAGTAACATTACCTGTCAAATTTCCTGAAAACGTACCTGACAATACATCAGTG